AAAGGAGTAGGTGTGGCTCCGGGCTGTGCGTACAACGCTGCGCTAAAACCGGGGAGAACTTTGTTTGGTAAAGCCATTTTGAGTATCCTTCAAAAGTTGAACAATTGTCTTGTATTACGCCGGGATGTCAATGGTGCAATCTAAGAAGATTTGCGCCATTTTTTCCTCATCGTTGTAACTGTTGTATAGCCACATAACATCAGCTTTAGAAATGTAAAAGCCATCTGCCGGACTTCCCAAAATCCCACTATACCCGTGCAAGGCTTGCAGAATCTGATTTGAGATTGTAAAACCATCTTCAATCTGCTGAGTAAAAATAGAAATCTGAAATACAGGACGGTCAATACCTTTGTTGCTTTGCTGTGTGCCGGTATAGACTGGTTGATGCACGTTACGGAGCATCCAAGTAATAAACTTGGGCTGTGTAGCAAAGTTACGGTTAAAAGCCGCATACACAGGCACAGGCGTGACAATGTTAGCCAATTGGTACTGGATGGCTTTACCGTAAACAACAGGGTTTAATTGTGTTGCCATTAGACCGCCGTAACTGGATCAGAACGATAGCACAAGAAGATGATATTCATTCGATCATCAGTCTCTCTTGCGCTGTCAATACGCCAATCTTTACCACGCCATGTAATCGAATAGAGGTTTTGGTTATCCACTATTTCTTTCATGTTTGGCGTGTAGTTCAGCGTGAAGTTGGTCATGTCTTGATACAGCCGATACTTCTCAGCAATCTTCAGACTGTTTGCAACAGAAGATACCCGCGCCCGTGTCGCAAACCACAATGCCTGAACAGTCGCAGACTCACCAAACGCCGACTTGGTAAAAGTCAGGTTGTTGATGTTGATGTTCTCAAAACGAGCGATTGACATTTACATCACCAATGGTTTGTAAGACCGCAACAAAGTGGTCACACCAAACGGAATGTCTTTAAGCTGTGTTGCTGTTGAATTTGCACGATTGTTGTACAAGTGCGTAAGCAACAACAGACCAGCTTGCTTGATGACAGGATAAGCCGCCAAAGGATTGGCAACAGTTGTGTACTGCACAATGATTGGCGCAGTCATCACCGAATTAACGTCAGTCGGCAAGTTGTTGACAATTACTTTGTTGCCCGAGGCATCGTAGTAATAGCTTGTGCTTGCAAGTGTTGTAAACACAGGCGGGAAAGCATCATTCCAGTAACCAACCGAATTGATGGTTACACCGGGCTGATTGTTGTAAAGATTCTGGCTAACTTCTGGCAAATCAAGACTGATAGGAGATGCCACAAGGCTTTCAGAACCATACCAAACCCGATAGCTTGCCGGGAAGATAGACATTCCCAAGTAGTCTTCAATTGCTTGTCGTGTTGCCAGTTCAAGAGAAGACAGATAGGTATCTTGGCTTTCGTCTTGAAACAGGTTTAGCTGTTGCGTGATTTCATCAAGCGTCAACCACGCAGTGACACTATCACGCCCAATCTGCTCAACCTTTGCATAGTTAAACGGATTGCGCGTCTGAGCGCCAAAGGGCGCAGCGTATTGATAGTTGTCAACGCTCATGGTTTAAACACCCACAAGTCGAATGCCAGCAAACGGGTCACGCACAGTGCTTACCAGACGTTTTTCCGCATATAGCGTGATAAAGCCGGGACTGCTTTGCTCCATTGCTTGAATGGTCATTTCTTCAACATCAGCAATGGTCACAAAACGAGGCCAGTTAGCCAAGTAAATGTTAAACCGTCCAGCGCCAGTAGTTTGGATGTTTGGGTTAGCAATCACAGGGAATCCAAAGATGTGCGTCACAGCGCCACCATCATCATCACCAACTTCAGCAAATTGCTTAATAGCGTTAGCACCGCCCAAGTTACGCAGTTCGTGAATTGTCTGTGGATGCATCATCCAAGCCGTACCGGGAAGATTCCAATACTGAGCAGGAAACAAGCGGGTCATGTCTGTAATATCAGAGTATGTAACCGCTGCTGCTGCTTGTGTAAATGTAGCAATGGAGTGGATACCGTTGGTAATCGCTGTTCCACTTGTACCGAAAGCAGATGCAGCAGCACTGGTGTACATATTCAGACCACGCAAACCGCTTGTACCACCGTTAATTGTTGTGGTTGAGCCAGCTTGGTCATTGTTGAGAACCATTGAAGCGCCTTCGATCTGTGCAAATTCCAGCATCAAATCTTCAACAAGCGTTTCATTCAGGTAATTCACATCCGACATAACCGCTGAACGAACAGGCAGTTGAGCAGTAATGACGCGAGTGGGCAATTGCCAGATAGATGTGTTGATGTTTGGCGAACCGCTGTCAGGCGTGAACGTATATCCAAACGGGTTTGTTGAGTTTGCCGCATTACCTGTCTTAGCAACAAACTGTACGCTTGAGCCAGAGGCAGGGATAACACGCGACATCTCACGAATTGGGTTTGCAAAACGCAGTGCAGCAAATGCGTTGTCAAAGAAAGTGCGACCACCAACCCCGTCACCAGAGCCTGTGATAGCAGATGCCTCGCGCAAGTCGATTGTGACTTTATCGCCAGTTTCTAAAGTTTGCTTGATTCCAGACAGGATGCGTTCGGTAATGGTCATAACAGTTCCTAAATTATTGGCACAAAAAGGAGGGGCAGTTACGCCCCTCCGATTTATCAGGTAGCTGTACCTGTCGAGCGATAACGCACCAGTGCGTTTGGATCACGCACAGAAGTTGCCAAACGCTTCTCACCAAAGAAGGTGATGAAACCGGGCAAAGTCTGGTCATAGCGGCGCATGACCATGTTCAGGCGGTCGATGATGGTGTGGCAACGGCTCCAATCACCAAAATACATTGGATACAGGCTGGTTGTGCCAGCAGTACCAGTCGTAGATTGGCTTGGGTTGTCCAAATACTTGTTCATCACAACATCAAAGCCAAGCAGTTGACCAATAATGCCATCGGGGTTCAACGATTCAACAGAGTTGAAAATTGGACGTCCATTGGTGTCTTGCAGACCACGGATTGCCTGAGCCAAGATTGGGCTGACCATAAACTTGGTGTTAGGAGTCCAATACTGCTGTGGCAAAGCGTAGATCGTGTTGATAACGTCTTTGTATTGGATTGCGTTAGCACCAACAGTGTTGACGTTAGAAGTGATCTGGTCATAAGTAGCCAGCGAATGCAGACCGCTTGTAGAGCCAGTGCCAGAAGTGCCGAAAGCAGCAGCGGTAGAAGTACCACCAGCGTAGGTAGCAGCAGAACCAGCGTACTGATCCAGACCGCGCAGACCGTTAGTACCACCGTAAGGGTTAGTACTTGACTGTGCAGCTTGGTCGTTGTTCTGGATCATTGACAAAGCTTCAGCTTGAGCGAACTCAGCAAGCATATCGTCAACCACGTTGGCTTCCAAGCCGTCAATATCGTCCAAAGCAGCAGTACGGATTGGGAACTGCACGTTCAGGTCTTGCAGAACCAACTGCCAGATGCTTGTGTCTTCAGTAGTGCTTGCACCGTTGTTCTGAATTGCATAGCCCCAAGCCACACCAGCGTTGCCAGTTTTGACACGGAACTGATAGCTAGAACCATCGGTAGCCACAGTGCGCGACAAACCACGCATGGGGTTAGCCAAACGCAGAGCAGCAAACACTGGATCGTAAGCAGTACGACCACCCTTGCCATCACCGCCAGCAGTCAGAGCAGAGGCTTCTTTCAGGTAAGCATCCATCTGAGCTTCGTCTGCAAAGATTTGCAGTTCTTTTTCCAAACGGTTGTTGCCTTTGTAAAAGGTAGCCAGTTGCTCACGCACCGAACGGTTCACATCTTGGCGAACAGTCTTGGCAGGAGTGCGAATGAACTCGGGCATATTGATAGAAGCAACTTTGGCCTCCAGAGCAGACACCATTTCGCTGAATTCAGCTTTGACAGCTTCAACAGCAGCAGGGATTTTGGCTTCTACAGCCACGATGCTTTCAGCTTGTTTAGCTTCGATGGCATCCAATTTTTCGAGGATAACTTGAGACATGATTTAACCTTTAAGACGTTTATCAAGGAGTTTCAGAAGTTCACGTTGCTCTAGAGCAGCAAGAATTTCAGCGGTTGCCTCCGCATCAGAATCACTCTGAATTGGCGCATTTTCAATAGGCTTTTCAACAGCATCACGCTGTTCAATTACCGTTTTGAACACAGATGCGGCGGCAACCGACATCTGCTTGGACAGACCTGCATCCCGCAGGGCTTCTTCCAATACTTTCAAATCAGCAGAGCCATCAGGTCGGAAATACTCCAACTTCTTGATCTCTGCCTTCATGTTATTTGGATGCATAACAACGCTAGTCTCACGCAGACCACCTTTGGTAATCTGGAAATATGCGTCTTCTGATTGGTCTGGTTCGCCTTCTGCATTGACCATTTGATATTCTTCTGCGTAAGCGCCAACAGAAACACCGCCAAACATATTGGGGCTTTCTTTCATCACTTGGTACAGGTCAGAGCCAGCAGTGGTGTTCAGATACAAACGACCAGTAGCATTCATGCCCTCGTCATCCATCTCAATCATTGTCCACTCGCCAACAGGAATGGCATCAGCGTTGTGATTGACGTACATAGGCAGTGGTCGGCCCATTTCGGCAAACTCTTTAGCCCACTGCATAAAGCCTTCTGGCTTGTAAAAAAACCTACGACCATCTTGACCTTCTCTTGGGCCAAAGGTCGTAATACGAGCCTCAATCTGTCCAGACGGTTGACCGTTGTCGGCTTTCTCGTTGAGATTCAGCTTGGCTTCGCAGATAAGATTCAATGTCTTCATTGATTGCCCCTAAAGCAATTGATTGGTTATTGTCCTGTATTTTAGGGGGTTGCCCTAGAAGTACAGGCAACTTTTTAGGTCGTTTGACCTGTTTGGCTAATGCTACCAGATATTGTGTATCAGTACGCATGATATATCAAGTAGTGCCAATGTTCATTTTTCTGGTCTGATTACCACCACCGCCACCCGTATCTTGTGGACTTGAGCCGGGGATTGGTTCAGCGTCTTTTGCGTCTTTTACCAATTCATCACCACCTTCAACTGATGGCAAATTCATGTAGTTACGGGCTTCGTTAGGTGTCATAATGCCACCTTTTACGCCAGAAGTGGCAAAGTTCATCTGATCCAAAGGCGCACCCTTTAAGAAATCCTTGGTGTCAAACTCAACACAAAGACTTGGATAGCCATCAAACAAATGTTGCGTTAATTTTTGCTGCACATTAACAATAGTTGGATACATTGTAGTTTTGTAAAACTCGTCCAATGCTGTTTGGCTATTGTTAAATTTACCATCAGAAATACCAATCATTGATGGCGGCACACCAAACACACCACAAATGCGGCGCATTGTTTGAGCTTTTAGAGCAGCAGCATCTGTATCTTGCAGGGTCAGCATTTCCAGTTTCTGGTACTTCATGCCTTGGTCAAGCAACATACCCTGACCCGGCTTGCTTGGGTCACTGGTCTTGCTGCCTGTCATGTTGTTCCACGCCTCTTTCAGACGGGCTGCAATCTCTTTGTACTTGCCATCAGGAATAACCTGATCGGTCACAAACATACCGCTAGGCTTCGCGCCGTTTTGCATGACAAAGTTGGCGTACAGGTCAATATCTTGGTCAAGGCCAACCAACTCAGTCGCCAAAATCGCTTTGTTAAAGCCAGCCGAGCCTTGCCACGCCATTTCCTTTGTGTGCATCACTTGGAAATACTTAAAGTCATGGTCTTTGTTGAAACCATAGCTAGGAGTGGACAAACGGAAGGTTGGATAACGTGTAGGCGTGATGGTCACGGCAATCAGCGTTGAATCCAACACATACATTTCCAGCGGAGTCTCGGTAGTGCTGTTTTGGTCCTTCCTCCACCACAAAGTAAAGGCTTCACCTGACAACTCGTACCACATCAGCCATTGATACCAAAACTCGTACTTGCTCTGAAAGTTGTTTGGCGTGTTCAGCAATCGAGCAACTTGTTTGGCTTTTGCCCGATCACGCGCCCCAACACCTTCGCCTTTTATTGCATCAACGGTTTTACCATCAGCCGTTTCGCAGCAAATCTTGATTGGCAACTGAGCCAAAGCACGGGCTTTTACCCCCACGCAGGACATGATTGTGCTGTTTCTAGTCAACACAGACATATCCACCGGGCGACCAGCAGTTGTGGTGCTGGCAGTGGTCACATAGAGGATTTGGGTGTTAACACCACCACGTTTGTCACTGCCCTGATAAACAATGTTGTTACCAAGGGCTGTCTGACCGAACAAAGTATTGCTCTCAGACTGAGTGTTTTTGCGCTTGAAAATGTCAAAAATCGCCATGATTTCTCCTCAATTCCCTACACTTTACCACTCAAGCGACCTAAAGCCAAATGAATCACTGACAAATACGTTATCCAAATGGCAGTGCAAAGCCATAATCATGGCAATAATACCGTCCACTTTGGCTGACGGGTCTGCTTCGTTCTTCCTGACCTTTACGTTGCCGTTGACATCAGTGTAAACCTCGCAGTTTCCTAGCTGCCAACCAACAAACGGGTTGCCATCATGGTGAATCGCCTTCTTCAGAATCAGTTGCTCAGTGGTCTTGGAAGGGTTTGACAGCATTGCCATGCCCTGACCAACCTTTTTTACAGGCAAGCCATCAGCGTACAGGTTTGCCACTAAAGCAGCGGCGTTGTATGGGTCATACGCTATCTCTTTGACGTTGTACTTCTCGCACTCTTGCTTGATGTAATTTTGAATCTCGGTCAGGTCAGTTACGTTACCCGGCGTAAGCCTCAATATGCCAGTTGACTTGGCCTGTAAAAAAATGCTCTTGTAGTGGTTCGGGATTAGCTCAATGCTTTCTTCTGGCAAAAAGAATTGGAACTTGGCATAGAAGTTTTCTTCGCTGTACCTGTGCAAAGTGCAAACAGCGTTCAAGTCCCGTGTGTGCGCCAAGTCAAACGCAACAAATGTCGATTCTGGTTTGTCAGTCGGGAATGGCGCAATCGACTCATCCCAATACCTACGGTCAACCCAAGCAGAGTTAGCCGACACATAAATGTTCAACTGCTTGCACAGAAACTCGTTCAGGCTTGCTGGCTTGGCAGACGCTTCTTCAGCCATTTGTGCAATGTGCTGAGTCGTGACCGATACCCCAAGCATCGGGTTCGCTTTGCCCCATACCGCAGGGTCAGCCCAATTATCTCCGGGATCAATGCTATACAGTAGACCAAACCAGCGAAAGCTATCAGCAGAAGCGCCACGCAAGACAGTACGAAAGTGGGAAAGGTCTTCAAAGAACTTGGTTTCCTTAGTGAAGCTGGCAGTTGTCAGGTACATACGCAGCGGGTTCTTCCGAGCGCCCATACCCGAGTGCAACACCTCAATTGACTGTCTCTCAGTAATCTGAGCAGCCTCGTCAATCATGGCGCAAGAAGGGTTTTTACCGTCACCTGTCTTACGGTTCTCCCGTGACAGCGCCCGGTAAGTAGAGGTTGAGTCGCCAGCCTTCTTGAGTTCACTACGGTAAGCAATAAACTTAGCCCCCAACTCAGGCTTCATGTTTTCTACGATAGCCTTGGACGAATCAAAGCAAATACTCGCTTGATCCCTGTTGGTAGCCAGAGTAAACACTTCAGCACCAGCATCACCAAACTGCAACTCATACAGCGCAATGATGGACGCAATGGTTGTCTTGCCAGATTTGCGAGGCACGAACAAAATGACATCAGTGACATATCGGTATGTGTGGTCACGCCTGTCCCTAAATCCGTAGATAGCCGCCAAGTACATGACCTGAAACGGCTGTAGCTCAATGGATTTCCCGGCATCCGGGCCTTTGACATGGCGGCAAAACTTGACGAATTTGAGGATGTGTTCAGCCTTGGCAGGGACAAACTCGTAAGGCGCATCCTTACGTTCGACCATATCCAAGAACCGTTGGCAAGCTAGTTTGACATCCTCACACGCCTGAATGTCACCCCGAGTCACCGCTACCGCATACTCAAACGCAGGGTTAAGCAGTGGCGAATAGCTCATCTACATCACTCACTTTTGCCTTCAACTTTGGGCGACCACGGGCAACAAGCCCCAACTCAGCCAGCATCTTGATAGCCTTGTCAGCCATCTCAGTGCGAATCTTGAACCAAGCTGTTACGCCTTCGTTGTTGCCGTAAACCGTGACATGACCCCTCTCACGGATGTTAATTTCAGCAGTCAGCAAGCTGTCAACAGTGATGACCAATGCGCCAACCAACAGTTCGTCAGATGCCGTGAGTGTTCCTGTCGAGGCTTCGACTTCTGCGCGAATAGCCGTTTCAAACGCAGCCTTGTCCCAAGTGGACGGATCGTTTAAGTAGCCAAGGATGTGACGAGGTTTTTTTGCCATA